AATTCTTTTTCTTTATTCATTGTAAACATCCTTTATAATTTATTTAGCTTTTAAAAGCTATATCATACCCGCAATATTTACGGGTATACTATAACATTTAAATGTTATTATTCTTCAGGATCTATACCTAAAGACTCAAACAACCACTCTTCTTCAAACCATAACAAGTCGTTTAATTGAGTCTCATTTATACCGTTTGGGTATAATTCTTCAATTAATTCTTCAAACTCTTCTTCTTTACCTTCTTCAATTATAACCTCTTTAGTTTCAGTTGCTCCACTCCATGTTTTAAATTCTCTTAAACCTAATTTTTTATTAATTTTCATTTTCTAATACCTCCTAAGTATTATTTATTATTTCCTATAATCTTTTATTTTTATAACTTTTATATGACCCATTTTTTCAACTTTATTTACAATATATTTGTCTAATGTTTTAGTATTTGTTTTTATACAATATGTTTTTATATCTTCGCATAATCTATGTATTGCGTCTGATGTTTTTTTATTACTGTGCTTTTTTACAAACTCGTATATTGTAGTTTTTTCATGAAAGCTTTTAGACGTTTTATTATTTACTTTATACATGTTACACCTCCTTAACTATTTATTTGTTTAACTTATTTATATTATACCACTATTAGAATAAATTGCAAGGGTAAATTGTAAAATAATTAAACTTTTTTATATTGGATCAATTGCTTTATAGTTTACTACTCGATACCATTAACCAGTTATTCAACAGTTCCTCCATGATAGCATAGCAAGTTACGTTAACCATTTTATAATATAGGTTGACAATAGAGGGGAGATATACCATCAACCGCAAGATATTTTGCACCTTGCAATCCCTATACATTCAAAGGATCTACTGCTTGAGTGTATGTATTCATAGAGCTTACTTATTTAATAATTGGTTAATTACGCCGCTGGAGCTGGATATAATATTGCACAAAAGCTTATAACATACCTATACCCAAAGAAGTAAAAGCAGGGTCGGGGTAGGGGGTATAAAAGAAATATCCATGAAATAAATTTTTCAGATATTAAGTTACTTTACACTATCCATAATATATATTTTTGAGATAATAAGTTGCTTTACGTTGTGCTAACGACCTTCATAGTTTTAATGTAAAAGTACCTATATAGTTTGTATAATAGAATAAGAGGGATAGAGAGGGTAAAAACTGTACTTTATGTTAGTTATATAAAGGGATGCATAGAAAAAAGTCATGTTCGGTATAGTGAACATAAAACCCCATTATATGTTCGGTATAGTGAACATGTTGTTTACAAATATGCCAAAAAAGTTAGGAAAATTGAAAAGTGTGGTATAATAGGGGTATAAGATATTATTGTGTAAGGAGGAATTATATGGGAGAAAGATATATAATTAACCCAGAAACAGGCGAGAAAGTATCGCAGTTAAACGAAGGCGATAGGATATTGAGGAAACAAAGTTTAGACAGACTTGAAAACTATCAGACTTGGAATATCAAACATTTTTATAAAGGTAATATAGAGGAATTAAAAGAACTTAATAAAGAACTAACTATATCAGAGGCAGGATTTTTATTTAAAATGATACCGTATATAAACTACTCTGATTGTTTAATTTGTCATGCTAATGGTAGGGATATAAACCAACAAGACTTGTGTGATATAACTGGTTTAAGTAGAACAAGGGTACATGAAATTATAAAAGACTTAATAGATAAAGATGTTTTATATAAAGGGAAAAACTCTAAGTCTTTACAATACTTTGTTAATCCTTGGTTGTTTGCTAGAGGCAACACAATAAACAAGGTTTTAAAGAGTATGTTTAAGAATTACAAGATAAAGGTATTGAACGTTAAGTGGAAGAACTTAAAAGATTGAGGTGTTTAAATGGGTAAAGACGGAAATGTATATGAAGTACCACAACTATACCCTAAACAGATAGAGTTTTTTAAATCAACTTCTAAGTACACAGCATATGGTGGAGCGAGAGCCGGGGGAAAGATTGTCAGTTATGATAGTTCAGTTTTGACACCTTTTGGATTTAAGAACGGCAGAGAACTAGAAGTTGGAGATTTAATAAATAACCCTGATGGTTCGGTACAAAGAATTATTCAAATTAAACCAGAAGTTGAATTAGAAAAATGGAATGTAGTATTTAGCGATGGAACTAAATTACCTGTTGCTAAAGACCACTTATGGAAGGCTTGGAAAGCTAATAAGTCTAGAAAGATAAAAAATAAAAGAGTTAGTGGTGAAGATTCTGCAGAGATAATAGAAACTCAAACACTAAAGGAATGGTTGGAGAGAGGTTACACACCACAAGTACCTGTATGTGAAGCACAACCGTTTAATGTTACCACTAAAATGAAATTAATGGATTCATACCTTATAGGTGTATTACTAGGAGATGGTTGTACGACTTCTTCTAATATAACACTAACTTGTAGCAATGATGATAAAGAACATTATTTAAATGCCTTTGAACATAAGTATGATGTTAATTCTACTACTAATCAAACTATAAGGTTTAATGGCGAAAGCAACAAAGAAATTAAAGAGTTCCTTGACAAATTAGGATTGCTTGGCAAAAAATCTCAGAACAAGTTTATACCAAGAGTTTATAAATATTCCAGTATAGATAGTAGATTAGAACTTATTAGAGGCTTAATGGATACTGATGGATACAACAGTCCTAATAAAGGTGCTTGTTATTATTATTCGGTTAGTAAACAGCTAGCAGAAGATGTTGCATTTGTGCTTAGAAGTCTGGGTGCACTAGTAACTATAACAGATAAAATAGGTTCTTATGTAGATGGAGAAGGAAATAAAGTCGAGTGTAGAAAATGTTACAAGTTATATATAAGATATAAGGACGCAGATGAATTATTTTCATTAAAAAGAAAAAAACATGGAAAGAAATGCCAAACTGTTAACAAAAGAGTTATAGATGTAGAAGTAGGTGGAACAGTAAAAGGAAGATGTATAACCGTTAGTAACCCTAATGGATTATACGTTACAGATGATTTTATAGTTACGCATAACAGTTTCGCACTAAGAGAGAAATTAGTTCTTTTGTGTTTATATCACCCGGGTATGCAGATATTACTTATAAGACGTACGTTAAAGGACTTACGTAAAAACCATGAGATTCCTTTAATGAGAAAGTTAAAAACTGAAACAAAGACTAAACGTATAGCAAGATATGATAAGCAGAATAAAGAGTTTCATTTTCCTAATGGTTCAATACTATCACTTGGTTATGCAGCTACTGATGCCGATTTAGAACAGTATCAAGGACAAGCATATGACGTTATAGGAGTAGAAGAAGCAACACAGTTTACCGAACATCAACTAAGAACTTTAACTGCTGCTAACAGACGTTCTCCTTACCTACAAGGTGAATTTGAATCAAGAATGTATTTCACGTGCAATCCGGGCGGTAAAATGATTGCAAGTTAAAAGGTGGTATTATGAAAGAAATTGGAAAAGTCTACCTAATAAAAAATAAAATTAATGGAAAAGTCTATATAGGACAAACGATACAATCCTTAAAAAGACGGTTTGCACAACATAAATATAGTGCATTAACTAAGAAAAAGAAAACTCCATTATATTCTTCTATAAGAAAATACGGAATAGATAATTTTGAAATTACATTATTAGAAGATAATATTAAACCTGAAGAACTTAACGACATAGAAGCTAGTTATATATTAAAATATTCAAGCGTTGAAGAAGGTTACAATCTCAAGTATAGAGAAACAAAAGTTGCTTATAACCGTTTTGACATAAAAGATATAATAAAAAGATATAAAAACAAAGACACATTAAAAGAAATATCAAAAGATTACAATGCGGATAAGAGAACTATAAGCTCTATGCTAAAAGAAAATGGCATAAAGATAAGAGATTGGAACAAAGAACAAAGCGAGGATATAACAAAAGAACAACTAGAGGAAATGTTGTTAGTTAAAAAAATGAGCCTAAGTAAAATGGCTAAAGAAATAGGTTTAAGTAGACAAGCAGTTACAAATTGGGTAGATAAATTTGGAATACCACGATAAACCTGTGCCGCTCTTAGCAGAAATGCTAAGTAATAAATAATCCCTGAATAAAGCGGGAAAGCTGAAACGCCAACCCGAACCGAAGGCTAAGTGCAACAACTTAGTCAGGGGCAACGCATAGTAGTTGAAACCGTTATACGGAATATAATACTACCAAGAGGCAGGGACACCTTATAAGGTGAAAAGATATGCTGAACTTATACGAATAAAAGTATAAGAAGTAGAGGATAAAAAACCTTTACGATAACAATGTTGGCAGGACATTCGTACATTAAGAGATTATTTATTGATAGAGATTATGAAGATGATGAAGAACCTAATGATTATTACTTCATACAAGCGTTAGTATATGATAATCCTTTTATACTAGAGAATGACCCAGGATATGTTAAA